CATTTCATATGGTGCAACTTCAGGAGCTACGAAAGATGGAGCAAATAGCTTATCTGCTTTGAAACCATTGTGCTTAATATATAAGTTGTTCTCAGGCATAGAAGAGTGAGATATTTTAAGTGGAGCAACATCATTATCTATATCCATAACAATCAAGTCACTAAGCTTGAGAGGAAATCTTAAATCATCAGCATCAGATACATCAAGTTGGTACTGAAGCTTGTACTTAGACTTACCAATACGAACCTTCTTAGACATAAGGAACTCTTTGTTTAATCGTTCATCAACAGCAAGCCCTATTAAGCCCTCTGCAATCATATCTTGGACAAAAGGTGCTAAACCACCAAAGTAGTTTGCATCGTCTTCAGGAACCTCTGCTGGTATAAAGAATGGTACAACTCCTCTATCAATCCAATCAACATACATAGAACTCATAGAGTGTGGAGTACAACAAGTAATAGACTCATCTTTACCAGACATCAAAAGGTTTTGAGCTTCCATACAATATGTATTATTCTTCTCCATCATAACAGTAGACTCAACAGACTGAGCAGTTTCAACATCATCATAGATTACAAGTGAAGCACGGAACCCAGCTAGCTGATTACCAGCACCAACAGCATAAACAGAAGCACTATCTGAAGCACCAGCACCAGCAACATCAAACATCTGTGTAGAAGTTCTTTGCTTATTGTGTTGTGGCATCATTGGTTTAGTTAATGGAAGTAGACCTATAAGCTTCTTTACGAACTGAGTGTAAGACTTTGCTCTATCAGAACCAGCAGACATAACAAGTATCTTTTCATTTGGGTCATTTAATAATCTCCAAGTGATGTAGATTTGAGATGTTAGAGATTTAGATAATCCCCTCATGGCTGCAACTAATCTGTGTGGGTTACTTGTATCAGACATAAACTTAGCCATCTCTAGTTGTGCTCTAGTTGGAGATGGTAGGTTTAGATATGCGAAACAATAAACATAGAAACATAAGAAGCTATCTTCTAATGAAGCATTAGTATAATACTTGTCATCTTCGTTTACAGCACCCCAAGGAGTTTTGTTTAATCTATCTAAGTAATAATCAAAGTTAAATCTTGTCAGCTTTTCTCCTTCTATCTTGTGCTTCTTTAAGTCTTCTCTTTATATCATCCTCTTCTGTACTAACAGCCTTCTCTGATATAACATTGTTTTTAGCTAGGTAGGATACAACTGTGTTTAAGGCTGGTAGCTCTTCAGTAGTATCATCTTGAAGACATTCTATCATCTTCTTTCTTATAAGTGCATCTAGTTTATCGAGGTCTTCTTGTTTAGTCATAGTTGGAATCCTATTGTAGCTGCTATAGCTTCATTATTTTTAACAACAGCTGGAGATACCATACTCTTAACTGCACCGAGTCCGAGTAGCTGAGGAGCACTCATAATTGCATACTGCCAGATAACTTCATCTTCAACTTCTTTTCCCTGTACTGCAAATCGTGCTTGTAGTCCAAGATAACTACCACCAATACCAGCTGCTAATTGAGCCATAGCAGGCTTGTCCATATGTTTTAATCCAGACAGACCATGAGTATTGAACTGATGCATAGAGTAACCACCAAGTGTACTAATCATTCTACCAAGAGATGATGTTCTAGAAAACAGAGGTGTTTCTCCCGCAGTTGTATCAGGCGAGTATTGTTGGTTCATATTAAACAGTATATCAGAAAACTTATCCTTCTGCTTCTGTGACCACATTTCCATGTTCATCTTTTTAAGCTCACCACTAGAAGTAAACTCAAACATATCTTTACTAAACATCTTTAGTGCTTCATCATCAATACCAAAACTTATAAGCCTTGTACTGTTAGTCAGTGTGTTCTTAGAGCCATGAAGCATCTTAGCAAACTGAGTAGCATTAGTAACTCTATTGGCTACTTGAAGGATGTCAGTCATTCCTCCTAGACCACTCATGTATATAATAGCATCTCTGAATTTCATACTACCAGTTCTAAACCTACTAGATATTTCTGAGTCAGTCAAGTCTAATAGGTCATCTGAGTATCCATGAAAACTCATGTCTAACCTCTTGATGTTGGTTCCAAGTGCATTGATGTTCGCCAGTTGGTTCAATAGCTCACTATCTTTACCAAACTTCTGAGCTATTGATGAGTACAGTCCTCTTATACCGTTACTAAATCCAGAGTTGAAACTTGTCTGTAGTATCTCAACTGGAGTTGATAATAGAACATGAGTTAGTTTTCCACCAAGTGTTATATCTTTTAGCATATTAGATGCATTATGTAAGAACACATCATCTGGTGTAAGAGGCTTACCCTGAGCAATACTAGCAATATCCTCAGCCTTCTTTCTAAGAGCTCGGTCAGTTATTGCAGCTACTGCAGCATTCATCTTAACAACAGAAGTGTAACCCTTATAGGATAGAGATGCAGAACTGTATAGTTGATTACCAGTCTTGTCTATAATTGACTTGATGTTTCTATCCATAAACATATCAACTGTAAGTGAAGTGTCAGAACCATCTAGGTCTACAGATATACTTTCCATCTCTTCTTTAAAGTCCTTTATATCAAAATCAATCCTATACTTAGCTCTAGCATTCTTATCAGTATTTCCAGTGATAGCATCAAGTATCTCATCTCTTTCTAGGTCATCAGCAAACATACCTTTCTTATCAAGCATATTAACTACATCAGCCTTGTTGGCATCACTAGCAGAAGCATAACCAGCAGACCAAGAGTCCATGTATATATCAGCTTCTTTGGTTGCCTTACTTATGTCACCACTCTTCTTGCTAAGTACATTGATAAGACCTTGACGAACTTTAAGAACATCATCCTTGCTAAGTTTTTTTATCATAGCACTAAGCTTTTCATGCTTCCATAAACGAGGGATGTAATTATCATCAAAATTAATCTTCTCGAAACCAAATGTCTCATATTCTTTGTTCTTGTCTAGCATATCTTTAAAGTGTGCTCTTACATTATCAGCCATCTCTTTAACAGCAGGACTCATACTTTCCTCAAGACCATCTATATGGTTGGCTACCTTCTGTCTAAACACATCACCATTGTCACCACTAAAGAATCCAGTTTTAGCACCGCTGTCTGGTTCAGCCTTCCACTTCTTAATTAGGGCATCTTCTTCTACGTTGTATTTACTGATAGCACTATTAAACCAATCTATCTTCCGTTCCATAGCACCCATACCGTAGTCCTTAGAGAACAGTATTTTCTTAGCAAAGTCAGCAGCAGCACCACCTTCTTTTATAAATGGTGCAACAGTAGATAATAGTCCAGTGTATGCTGTATCAGCTATTGCAGCTGTAGCTTTATTGACTCTACTCATATTGTTATTGGTTTCAAACTCTTGAGTTCTAACTCCCTTTTCCAACTTGCCATATAGCTTCTTCATCATGCTTCTAACATTGGCATTCTTTATCTTATTGTAGTCCATATGTCTAGCACCCTTGAATGCAACAAAACCTATAGCACCTATAATCATAATAGCACCAAGACCTAAACCATCTTCTTCACCGTTGCTAGCACTAAGACTACTGGTTGAAACTAAAGCTAAACCAGCAAGAGCAAGCTTTCCTTTCTTGGACATACCTTTGTATATCTTAGTATCTTCAGCTTTTATAGTTCCATTCATAACACCAGCAACTTCATCAGCTTCATCTGGTATAGACTTCTTAATATTGTCTAGTTCGTTCTGTAAGTCTAGTCTATCACCCATAGTGAAATCATCACTGTCAATATAGTCTTTCAGTTCAGTGGTTGTCTCTTCTAAATCATCAGCAATCTTAGCAATACTAACTTCTGCATCTAGTTCTTTTTTGCTTTTAAGTCTGTTGTCTATATTGAACTTCTCATCATTGGCTTTCTTTAAACTATTAAGTTCGTCTATCTTAGCATTAGCCTTATTAAGACTCTTCTCTGCCTTAACCAGAGCTGCCCTAGCAGCATTTAACTCAGCTTTAGTTGCAGTTGGGTTAGCTTCAAGCTTAGATAGCTTCTCAATAGCCTTAGATAGCTTTGCTGTTGAGTTCTTAACATAAGTGTCAGCCTTGCCTAGTTTGTCTGTAAATTCTGCATCATGTCCTGCTTTTGTCTTTAAGTTATCAGCATATAGTTTACTGTCAGCTTCTTGTTTAAAAAATACATTATCAGTGTGTAGACCAGTCTTTGGTTTCTTACCAATGTTGTTAGCTTTATCTGTGGCAATATCATTAGCAGTTATAACATCTTGAGCTGTTGGATTCTGCTTACCAAACATTCTAAGACCTTTGGTTACTCCAGCTCCTACGAATGCTCCTAGAGTTGTATCAATAAATGCATCTTCTAATGTATACTTCTCATCCAGTGTTAATCTACTGGCTGCCACAAAAGCTGCACCACCACCTTCCATCGCTGCAATACGAGCGATAGAAGCAGAGGCTTTATACATAGCACCTACTCCAACTCCAACCAACATCTCTGGTGAACTAACTATTCCTAGTCCCATAGCTGTAATCCTACCAGCCTCACCAATAGTTTTATTGACTCTATCGCTTGTCTCCGCATCACTTTTTGCCCATGCAAGTCGCAAGTCTAGTTCTGCTTGAGTCTTAGAACCTCTGATAGCTTTAAAGTCTTCAGTACCCAACCCGTTAGTGACAAGAATACTATCTGCTAGTTCATCGTCCATTTCAATAGGCTTACCGCCTTCATTAGAGTCTTCTACTATAGAATCCCTTAGTGCATTATCAGCAACTCCTATAGCCCAGTTATGTTGTGCTGCATCATCAATGATGGCAGTATACTTTTCTCCAAACTCTGAAGCATCTCTATCTCGTTGGTTCTTATTTACAATATCAATAGATTTACTGTTGTCAAGTATACTGTTTTTAACATGAGGTTCTGGTGTAGAAAATGCTAGTTGGTTTAATGAGTAATCAGCCATCTGTTAATCCTTCCCTTTGTCATCTATTTCCTTATTGATGTTTCCAAGATATATTCTCTTACCACCAACATTTGCATATAGTTCATACCATAGTCCACCATTTTCATGTGGTTGAAATTCTAATGAGTCTTCATCTATTTCAGAGTTATCCTCTTGACCTTTCTTAACTAGAGCACCTACAACATTTCTAAACATTGTTTCATTTGTAAAGTTCTTCGGCATAAGAACTCTATTGGTATCAAACCCTACACCACCAAAATCTACTGCTGAAAAACCAGACACATGTTTAGCTATTGCTTCTGGAGTATTAAGACCATGATACATATCTCTTAGTATTGAAGCAGTACCTTCTGGAACATCAGTATTAATAAAAGATACTGTACCAGTCCAACCTTCTCCTCCACCTTGACTTCTGTCAACAACTGCATCAGTAAATGCCTTCATTACTTCTGGTGATTGTTTCTTTAGGTAGCTCTCAGATGTAGTATACTTTAACTTACCTCTAGCAGATATTAATGCCATGTCTTCTGTGAAAGAGCCACCTTCTGCTGTATCGACCTTGTCAAATATCTGAATTAAACCTTTCATCTCTTTCTGGTAATGCTTATACTCAGCTGGACTTCTAAGTGAAGCAAAGTCAATGTATGCAGCCATCTGTAACATATCATTCTTGCTCATGTTGGTTACATTTAAACCAGTAGTTAAAGTGTTGTTGAAGTCAGTCTCTATACTTGGTAACTTCCCGTTCTTAGCAAACTGTAGCTTCTCTAGTTTTTCTAGGTCGGCTACATATGTAAGTCCAGCATTCTCTCCACCCATATCTATCTCAGAGATAGCCTTAGATGTATCACGAAGCTGTTTGTTAATAACCTTAACATATGTTCCACCATCTAGTATTGAACCACCATCTTTCATAAAACCATTCTCTACTCTACTTCTGAGTTCTTCTTTGGTTAAAGTTTGTATCTCATCTCTAGCTATAGTGAAGTCTTCTTTCAATCTAGTGTAGTTCTCCATCTTCCATTTCATGTTGGTTTTCTTAGTTGCAGAGATGTCAAGATTATTTATGATAGAGTTACCCAAATCAGTTAATGCTTCATATGTTTTATCACCAGCAACTTGTCCATCTGCATTAGGGTCTTCAATAAACTTCTCAACTCGTTTTTCCCAATCAGTAACCATAGCATTAGAAGCACCTTTGTTTTGTGTCTTCTCTCTCCACATATCCATAATTGCTGTCTTGTCTGGCTTAGATAATAGCCCAAACTTATTATCAATAGTCTTCTCAAACTTCTTAGGGTTAAGTTCAGCATAGTGAGATGTACCGTTTTCATCTACCCAAGGAGTATCAAAGTGTAACATACTATTAGCTAAAGTCTTAGCTTCTGAAAAATACTTATTTCTAGCTTGTATGCCTTTACTGTCTATGTAGTTATGAGCCTTCTCTCTCATGGCTGATACTTTGTCTTGTAGTGCCTTATCATCACTACTTAGAACCAATCTATACTTCTGGTCTATCATAGCATCTACAGCTTCGCTATTAACAACTCCTGCTGCATTGTGATAAGTATCTGGATAATCATTCATCTCAGTAGTTACACTTCCACTAGCCAGTGTTGTATATAATGTCACTACACCTTCTGGGTCTAGTCCTGCATTCTTATATCGTTGCTTGAATGATTTAAGGTTTGTTTCTCCAAGGTCAAAGTCTATCATCTTCATCTCTGCAGTAACATCTCTAATGGTTTCATCTTTGAATAATGCAACCCTCTTAGTATTGTTAACCGTCTGGCTTCTTAATAAGTTGTCATAAGCTGGTGATGCATAGGTATCTTTAAAAGCTTGATTAGCTAACTCATTATCACCAAAGTGACCCTTAGTCATGTGCTTTTTATATAATGCTTCTTCATTTCTACTCTTAGCAACCATCATGGAAGATGTCTGTGGCTGGTCTGCATAATAAGCAGCTATTTGGTTCATGCCTGACTTATACTCAACTAGGTTATCTGTACCAACTCTTTCACCAGCATATGTAGAAGCTTGTTGCATTTCTTGTACTACATTAGCAGAGCCTTTACCTATGTCGTTCCATAGTTTAGCTGAGTTGTCTACACTCTTAGTAGCCTGAATTGAAGAACCTCCAGCAGAACCTACTGCTCCACTATTGGCATTTTGTACCTGAGTTGTTTGTTTGGTTCCTGCGAGAGAAGCTAGAGTTGTAGCCATTAGTTATCCTTTAGTTGGTGCAATACCGAAAGCTTTACTTCTTTCAGACATTGGAATCATGCTTAATGTTTGGTTCATTACATTTAATCCACCAGCCATACCAGCTGCAATAGAGTTAGTTCCTACAGCTGTTCCACCTAGTAGTATTGAATCAATCTTGTTCTGTATCTGTACTTGAGCTGTATCCATACTCATAAACACATTTCGTTTAGTTGCATTACTAGCAGATATGATATTAGCTCTATCCATGTTCTCAGTAATAAAAGCTTCCTTAATAGCCATAGCTGTAGTTCCACCAGATGTACCAGTTTCCGCAGCTGCTGTTCTAAGTAGTGCTTCTTCTTTCATGGCTATTAAACCTCTCTCAGATAGCTTATCACCTAGTACATGGTTTATGTTGTTAATCTGCTCAGCATTCTTCACCTGTTGAAGTTCAAAACTTGTCATAGCATTACCAGCATTCTGCATAGCTGATTCAAAGTTAAAGTCTAGTTGTGCTTTAAATGCATCTGTTTCAGCAAACCCTTGAGCAACAGCACTAGCAGTTTGTATTGCAGCAGCATAACCAGCATATGATGAACTACCACCTTGCTTGCTAATTGAACCTGCTTTAACTCCTCTAGATGTACCAGCAGCATCTAAATTATAAGGGTTACCTACTGTTCCGTAATCGTCACCTAGTCCCATAAAATATCCTTTAATGTAATTTTATCATAATACCCACCGAAGTGGATACTATTGAATATTACTATGTTCCTTTATTTTATAAATCTGTATAGCAGCAGATGGAGCAGAAGCCCAGCTGGCTACTGCTGGAGTTGCAGAAAACAAACCACCTGAATTATTTCCAGTGCTATCTCTCATTACTTCAATAGTTAATACATCATTAGCTGATGCTGTAAATTGTATTGAGCTAGACCATGGTACAAGCGTATCAGCACTATCTACTTTAGAAGCTAGAGAATTACCTATCTGTGTTCCATTAATTAAATATCTATTTAATAGAAAAGATGTTCCAGTAGAACCACTTCTTCCATACTGAAAGAATGGAGATATTATATACTCTCCAGCTGTTTTAAATGTAATTGCTCCAAGAGCAGACAAGTCAACATCATCAGTAGTCTGGAATGCTCCAAACTCAACCTGAATAGGAGAGTCAACAACTGTTGGCTGTTGTGAAGCAGCTAAACTCGTTGCAGTAATTAGTTCTGTATGACTTGCGTTTAATTCAGCTATTGCATCTGTATTTGCATCTACTTGAGTTATCGCTAAGTCAATATTAGTGAATGCAGTATCTAAACTATCTGATACATTCTGTCCAGTTGAAACTAGGTTTACTATCTGTGACCATAGTGTTCGTGCTAGTGGTGTTGCCATTCTTTATCCTTTAAATTGTTGTATTCTATTATTCTTTCTATCTCTTACATCTAAATGCAACCAAGATACACCTATCTCTATGCCACCTATATATGGAAACTCATCCTGATGATACAGGATATAATTTCTAATCTCCTCTGTAGTATACTCAGAGAAGATACAGTCTACAGCTTTACCTATTGAGTGTTGTGAACCTTCTGAATAGTATTTAGAGTCTTTAGTTCTAAGACCACTCCATCCCCTTTCTCCACCCCATTGGTAATTATTTATGACCATTGTACCATTTGGAAACTTTTCTTTTAATAAGTCTATAGATTCAATCAACTTGTCATCCATCATATCCCATAGTGAATCTTCATGCACTATCTGATATAAATGTACTGGAACTAATTCAAATATTTTGAATGTTTTTGATTTCATCCTACCACCACCTTTGCTATTACACTAACCAGAGCTATTAAAACAACTCCAATAGCTTTCCATATTAGGTTCACTTTATCACCTATGCCTTGTATAGACAATGACTGAGCCTCATCATTATTTAAATGCTGTGAATGCATCTTCTCCATCTTTATTGGGATAGCATCTACTTTGTTCTCCACATTCTTAATCCTAAACTCTAAGAACTCTTTTAACTGTTCTATATTGATACTATCGTTCATGGTACCTATCCTTATGAGTGTTATAGAAGCTTTGAAGAGTAACACCTGACCCAGTGTTCTCATATAAATATAAGTCAAGAAATGCATCTAGTAAAGAGTTAGCTAAAACTTGAGAGTTTTTATCAGCTGGACTTTCAGAGTGGCATTCAACTAATGCTAACATTGTGAAAATCATGTGTGTAATATCTCTGCCTGAACCAACAGTACCTATAACTTCATCATTCTTATCTCTTACTACATTCTTAAATACTTCTAACACTAGAGGGATTCCACCACTAACTCCATATTCAATAAATCTCTTTCTGTGTCCGTGTTCTATCGTAACAACATCGCTACCAGCACAATACCCTCCAAAGTCGTGATTGTCTACACCAAATATTTCTATGGCTCTAGCACCTATTGTCATATCATCCTTACCTATTGGTGCATCATCAAATAGCAAACCATCTCTAAGGGCTTTATTAGCATAAGCATACTTACCATCAGTATACTTGAACCATAACATATCAGGTATTACATCACCTATATTGGTTAATGACATACAATAGAACTCAGCTTTCTTCTCAGCAGCCTTTAGCTTTGCTTCATACTCAGCCATTACTTGTTGCATTGGTTTAGCTAGTTCTTCTTTAAGTTCATCAAACCCTTCTCTAACTTCTGCAATTACTTGATACTTACTAGAGTTGAGTTGTTTACCTAATGTCTTTATACCACTAGGGTCGTTCATAAAACTTATAATAGACTCAAGCACAATAATCCTTTTATTTATTTGTTATTATATCGTAACTATTTAGTTCTTGCTTTCTTAAATGACTCTATGAATCCACCAGAGTAATAGAAACTGAATATAGCCATTGCTATCCAGCCTAAGTTAAAGACTGCTACAAGCTCCATATACCCATCTAGTTTTGGTTCATTGAAGAAGTATATAAGTACACCTACCCAGAATGCAGCAAAGAAGTTTACAGCAAACAATACAGCTAAGTATCTCTGAGCAAGTTGAAAGTTACCATTCTTGGTTAGTGTTTCAAACTTGAACTCTATAGCTTTCTTATTTAGCTCTTTCTTCTCTTCTTCCGTAAACACCAAAGCATCACCAGTAGATACTATTGCATTAACCGCAGTGTCTATAGAGCTGGTTGAAAATATATCCATGAAGCCCATTATCTTATACCTATAGTTATAAATATAAATGCAACAGCAAACAAAACACCTGAGAGATTAGCAACCATATCATATATATCAGGTGTACCTTTCTTCATCCATAAGTCCCATCCAAGCTCTTTAGATATACCTATAGATAATGCAACCATAATTGCAAGTGAGATATTATATAGTAATAGATAGGCTGCAAACATTAGTGCCATACTTCCTAAGAAGTGTAACTGTTTATCTGATTGTATTTTCATTTGTAATCCTTGTATTCATGTTTATATTCTTTACCATAAGCCCTAGCTTCTACTTCAAACCTATTATCTTTATATCCTACATAATATAGCTCTTTAAAGTATCTATATAGCCATTTAAAGAAACCTAACTCTTCTATCTGCTTAACATGATATACCTCATGTGCAATTACATAAGGTAAATCTTCTGAATCTTCTCTAGCTATAGCCCACTTATTGATAGTGATACCATAGCCAAAAGGCAAGATGTATTTAGGGACTATAAATATTTTCATACTATACTTTTGGATAAGTCATCCAACCTCATAGTAGGAAACAAAACATCATATTCATCTTGCATTATCTTATCCTTTAATCTTATAGTTAAGACATTTACCGAACACACCAGTTTTTACACTGTTTCCATTCAGGTCTGTAAGTGTCCCATTTGTGAGTTGAGAGAAAGTACCATCTTCTCCAAATGTAACATCATAGTTCAACTCTTCCATATTCCATACAGCCCATGCAGTACCATCACTATCTTTGCATATAGTTTCAAACCACTTAGCACCATTGTCTGCATCTAGTATTATTGGGCTATGCTTAGGAGTAGTTGATAGGTAGTTATGCGATAGTCTAGTAAACCTCCCATACGAATCAATATCTGCATCATCGGTTGGTGTATAGTTATCTACTGGTGTCCCATAAGTATATTCAAATACACCATCACTAGATTGGTATCCTTTCATATATAGTAGCATCCCATCTGATAGGTCAAAAGGCTCGGCATTGTTATTAATATAGGTATGTATGATTTTACCTGTCTCAGTATTCTCCAACACCTTACTCTCATACTCACTTCCTACAGCTATCTTACCTAGCATATTACCAACATTAGCACCTTTGTAGATACTATGGCTATTAGAAGCAAACACTTTATCAGTAACACTTACTACTGGTAGAGGGTCTATTTGTTGAGCTGGGTTGTTGTTTGATGTGTAAGAAGCTATACCAATATATTCATTACTAATTATTCCTGTCATCTCATTACTCATATAATCTATAACCATACCCCAAACATTTAAATAAGCTGAATCAGATATCCTATATAATACATTAAAATCAACTTTTATACTCTTTTCTTTAGCTATTGGATAAATTACACCACTTGTGTAATCAGTTCCATCTTGTCCGACCAATAATGGATTAAAGTGACAACTAACACCACTAGCTAATCTATCTAGTACATTCTGAGGATAGTTAGTAGGATTTCCTATCCAATCATTTGATAGTTTGGAACCTTGTGAGTTTATAGGTAGAGTAAGTGTTGATACATTTAATAGTCCTTGTGTTCTTGTCCAAGTTCCATCAGGGTTATCATAAGGTACACAAGCAACTGTACTTTGAGTAGGCTCATAAGTTGAAACTTGAAGCTTAACAAAAGAGCCATCAGTCTGCTCATGATACATAATGTCACCTATCTCAATGCCAGTCGTTACACCAAGTGTTAAAGTCATTAAATTAGTAGTATGTGTGACTAATGTTTCATAGTGAATAGTCCCTATTACCACCCTATCCTCAACACCATTAACATCTCCATCTTTCTTAACCAACATCTGCTCACTAGCTGTTAAGTCTTTAGCATATTCTCTCATGTCTATGAATTGGTCTTGGTATACTATGTCGTAGAATTTAGAGTCTGGTCTAATTCCAGCAGATACTTTAGTTGTAGCTATTCCAGTAAAGTCGTAAGATGTTGTTGAATATAGTGTTTTGTTTAAGAATGTATCAGCTACAGAATATGTAGGCATCACAGTTGCACTATACCAATCTGTATGGCTACCACCACTACTAATCTGTAGTTTACCTACACCATCAGGATTCAACCAAGGATGGTATGCTCCCTTATTAAGAGTTTGCCATCTACCAACTGGTAAATATAACTTAGTACCTTTAATATACAAGAAGTCACTTACTTGAGAGAATCCATTCTTTAACATACTAGTCTTAGTAGACTCTACAGCATAACAATCTTCAAATAATACTTCTGTAGTAATACCTTCATAAGCATTAGTAAGTGTATTGTATGTATGTGATGAAAGAACTTGATTGGTTACTCCTATGTCTGTTCTATCTTGGAAGTATGGATTGTCTAGGCTCATTGCTGAGGCTGTGCCGAGGTCTTTAAAAGATGCCCCAAAATTCACTGTGCTCGGAGGTGTGCCAGTAGAGGTTGTACATAGGTAGTAATGGTATTGTATACCGGTATCTGTTCTTAGATTATAGATAACTTCGCCATTCGTACAGTTAGGGCTTGTACTTGTAGTATCTCTATCATACATATCAGCAGTATCTCTAGTAGCTCTGTATGTGTCTGATACTTGTTGTACTGAGATGTTGTCTATTGAACCTATAAAATCAGCACTTGCTTCAACACCAAAAGGATTAGATGTGCCATCACCAGTAAATTTAAGAGTAGACCTACCAGTACTCGATAATACTTTTCCTCTTTGTGTTACACCATCATGGTAGTACACTGATACACTACCAGCAGTATAAGCTGTTACATCACATGATATATGGTAGTCTTTTCCATCTTCAAAAGTGTATGCATTATGTATATAACTAAGAGTTGTTTGTGTACCATCACAACTTGCTACACCACTTCCAATAGTCCATCCAGTTTGTCTTGTCCAATCACTATCATTATCAAATGTACCATTAGTAACCAACTCTTCCTTATCCAATACAACATAATCACCTTTAGAGATAGCCGCTGTTGTTACTGCTGCTGGTAGGACTTCTTTTACTGAGATGTTGTCAAGAGAAATAGTACCTGTCGTAGAGCCATTGTAGAGCCTAACAATCATTGAACTACCAGTAGCCGTAAATGTACCGCTGAAAGAGCCTGTTTCATTACTATGTCTAAAATCTACATAAGAAGACCCATCTGAATTTCTTATGTAAACACCGTTTTGTCCATCAGTATGGTTTGCTGTAATGTCAAAACTTATAGTATAGGTTTTACCGCTTACAGTCGTAATCGTTTGGTCTGCTTGAGAACCTGCTGTTGCGCTTGTTATAACACCACTGCTTTGAGTAAAGTTAGTAGCAGTCCACCCAGTAGTATCAGTATCAAAATTACCATTAGTTACCAACTCAGTACTCTGTGCTGTATTACCTTCTACTCTAACATCAGGTACATCATTTTCAAAGTTGGCTGTTTGATGAGTTTCTTTTACTGAGATGTTTGAGACTTTAAACTCTCCTGAGTACTCTGTTCTAATCCAAATGTTATCAGATATCGTTCTTAAAGCAGTAAAGACTGCTGTGTACCTACCTGTTTCTGATTCTCGTATGAAGTCGTTAAAGGCAGCACTTCCTGTAGCAGTCAAATCGGATGTGTCTATTCTTAGATATGTTGAACTTAGATTTTCGATACTGATTGAAACTGAGTATGTTCGTCCTTCTGTAAAGTTCATGGGTAAGTATATTCTACCATCTCCTGATGTAGAAAAATGGATTAAGTTATCAGTGTTCTCAATAACAGTTACACTCCCATTGTCTGTATTATGAAGCAATGAAGCTATTAACTCTTCACCATAAGTATCAACAACAGTATCACCAAACTTAACAAATCTATTCTTATCAGCTACACTATAAGTAAAGTCAGCATCTTCTTTAAATATAAAGTTATCTAGCTTCTTGCTTACTGCTGTGTATCCTGAGTAAGGTAAACTGCTATTAAGTAAGTTACTGTCTATTACATCTTGTGTCTCTATTGGTCTAAAATTAAATGTTTCCATCTATTATCCTTATGGTATTACTACGGTCATTGTACCGTCAGCATTAAATGTTATTGAAGTTACAGCAGTATTATTCACCTTACTAACCGTCGCAGAATTTACATCAGTATACTTGTTTGTATCTGCTATACCTTCATATAGGGTCTCTATCTCGCTAGCAGTTTGGTCAGCAGTCGCACTATCTTCTATAGCTAATAGTCTAGCTCTTTCAGCTAATGTATATACACCATTAGTCGTGCCATCTGTATGATTGTCAGTGCTTCTGCTAGCAGTATCTCTATTATCCAATTGTGTACTAGTTTCAGTAACAGCTACCTGAGCTTTCTCAGCATCTGTATACACATTAGTGTCAGTATTACCTTCGTATAAGTTCTTAACGTCTAGTGACGTTAATGTATTACTCACCAGTGCATATACACTTCCAGTCCATCTATAAGTAGAAGTATCTCCACCTTTAGTCTCATCAGCTACGACTATATAAATAAACCCTATAGTACCTAACGGTAAATCAGCATATGTTGCTACTTCGATTACATCATCCACATAACTAGGTAGTTGGCTAGCTGGTACCAAACCTGTATTATCAAGAGAAGCGTAACCATTAGCTACACCCTCCTCATTTCTAGTTTGATAGAGAGCGGGGTCAAATACTGTAGCTTTAGATTCATAATGTAATGAACTATACACACCTGTTTGTGGTGTATACGTGTAGGTACCATCACCATTGGAAGTGACCAGATTTACTAGGACGTTTTCTGCTTCTACCGCATAGCTAGTAGCAGTTAACCTAGATGCTTCTGCCTCCCATTCGGAAAGTTGAGCGTTTGTAGCGGAGTTTGCTGAGTTTGTAGCGTTCGTCAATGCATTTAGAATAGCACTGTCAGTGGGTTGATTAGTACCAATTAGTTTATCTAGGTCTGTAGCTACTGTGTTAGCACTTGCTATGTTAGTTGAGACAGTATCTACACTTGCTATATTAGTACCAACTGTATCCATATTAGATATACTTGTATATAGTCTATCAAGAGTAACCTTGTCTGCGAATAGTGAATCAAGTGTAGCCTTGTCAACATACAAGCTATCCATTGCTGTTTTAGAAGCATATAGTCCATCTAGTTTAAGCTTATCTGCGAATAGACTATCTAGTGTTGCCTTATCATCATAGATAGAGTCTAATGTTATCTTATCTGCATACAAGCTATCTAACTTATCCCTGTCTGCATATAGACTATCCCCAGCTGGTAGACCTTCGTATAGAGCATCTAGCTTAACCTTATCTGCGAACAAACTGTCTAAGGTAGCCTTATCTGCATATAGTGAATCAAGTTTAGCTTTATCTGTATATAGACTATCTAATGTAGACTTATCTGAGTTAATAGAATCAAGAGTTTCTTTATCATCATATAATGAATCAAGTGTTGCCTTGTCCATATACAAGCTTGTTATAGCTGTGCCTACACCAGCAAGTGTCACTACCTCTGTGCTTATATCAGCTACAATAACTATCTCTGGTGATACTCCAGCAACCACAGCAATATCTGTTGGGCTGTTAGTTAGCTCGTTTGGCTCATCTGCAACACGAACCTCTATCTGTTTGTATATAGATTGGTTTAATAATCCATTTAAAGCACAAGCATTATTGATTAACTGGTACTCTGTAATACTTACTTGAACCCAAGTGCTATCAGAAACTAATTGTCTCCATACCGCTAAATGTTGCTTAGTAGCTATATGCTTAGTTGAAGGGAAAGTTCTGCTTTCTAAAGCAGTCCCACTATAAAAACTTGATTGTATTGCCATGTTATCTCCTTGAATCCCGTTTGGTTAATGCACCTTCATAACTTACTGTATTAATTCTAAATCCTTTTTCTTCAGAGTTGGTAATACTTATTCTAATGTTCTTTGCATCCCCATAAATCATTGGTTTACGGTTAACAGTATACTTAGATTTTATAGTTCGTGTGGTTAATCTAGCAACATCTTCAACCTCTAAGTTAAATTCACTGCTATCTTCACTAGAAATCTGAACTGTCTTAAACTTTAAGTGTCCACGAATATCTTTACCACCTTTACCACCTTGAACCCATTCTCCCAATCTAACTACTGTCGGTATTATAGTCTCATTATCAACAGTTGTAAAGTCATCTAAGAAGTTACCAGTATATTCTTGTGGAAATATAGGAGATGTTTCAAGCTGGTTAACACTAGTCAGACTGTTACTATCCATTACCCACAGCTTCGAGTTATTCCACAGCTTCGAGTTATCCCAAATGCCAGAACCAATAACCCAATCTGTAGCTGCTAATTGGTGGCTTCTTTTTATCAGTATATTAAGGTTCCTTCCTAGACTGAATGCATTATAAATAGTTCCATTGTAAGTCCATTTAAACCAAGCTGACATAACTCTATCTGCACCATTGTCATAATACTTATAAACCCATACCGTATCATCAGTATCTCCACTGGTAAGGAACAACATATTATTAATGGAGCTTCCTGAAAGCTTAGTTACTGTACTTGGTATATATGTTTGCACATGAGCTGATATGTCTATGGCTTCAGACGAAGTGCTTGTACTCTTTACTTCATACTGCATCACTGCTGTATAGTCACCTCTAACAGAACAAAAGAATACCTTATTATTCATAAAGAGAGGTCTTATATTCGTGTTGATTTCATATGAAGAGGTCTGTGATATTTGAACATCTTTAGGGCTTAATACCTTTCCACCTTGAAGTTTAAACTGAGACTTATCAGAAAACAATAGCATTGAGTCTTCTAGGTAAGTTGCATACTCTAATGAAATAACTTGTGTTGTATCTACTGTAGCATCTATATAATCACTATCTAATACTGCTGCTGTAGTTGTCCTCCAAAAGTTACCGTACTCACCAACTTCAGATAGTATAACAGTTCTCTCAGTAATGAAACCAAGTCTGTTTTTAAAGAAAAATATATCTCTAATCTTTGGTGAACCATTTTCTTCTGTCTGTATAAATGAAGCTGCTGGATTAGAATCAATGTCTCCAACCATCACATCTTTCCACTCAGTGTAAGGGCTTACAGTAAATGTATCATCTGAGTTTCTAACAAGTATATGTGGCATAGTAGATGCATCTAATAAACTTACATATGCTGGGTCTTTAGTTTCTTTCCATGCTGAACCACTATACTTTAACCAATGTGTTGCAAAAGAACTAGCACCACTTCCGACTACTTTAACTACCGTATTTTCAAACCCCATATTCTTTGGTAAGTCTGTAGCAGAAACAATTTCATATATCCATGCAAAACTAGCCTGACTTCCATAGGTGTCCGAAGCATCGAGGGATACTATTGGAGAAGGGGATATAATCTTTAAAACACTTCCATTATAACTAGAAGTAAAATCTGCATGAGCACCAATTGCATCAGACAGTGCTGATGTAGCAGCAGTGGTTGTTGTCTGTGTTGTACTAAACACTGTTCCGTTAACTGTCACAGTGTATGTGTATGCATGAGTTGGATTAGCTGACTTTATCCAAACATAACCAGTGTTAAAATAACTTACATCTGCATCAAAAGGAGTTTCATCTACAGAGCTAGTTGTAATTGAAGTTATGTAATCAGTCTTATCTATAGCAAGTTCTGATATTATACTATATGTCACAGTTATAGCAGTTCCATCTAGCTTCTTAATAGTTATAACATCTCCAGCATCATAAGTAACTTGGTAGCCTGTTCCAAGGTCTGTGGTTATTGCATTAAAAACACTTGTTGAATACTGAGCATAGGTTATAGATGGTGCAACACCAAGGAATGTCTGTGTGAATGTATGGTTTGACGGTATATATATTGTGTTTCCATCAACAACTATAAGAGTTGTAGCATTGTATCCTATGTTGTCCTGAAGAAACGAAGTTGTCAAATACGTATACGGAGCATATTCAGTAGATGGGTTCATTTGCAATGTAGCTGTAGAAAGAGTAACTGGTGCTGGTGTAGCCTTTGAATCCTGATATAAGAAAGTTGGAGTTACTTCTCTATTTATCAAGAAAGTTGTGTCTTTAACTGTTGTGGCTGAGTAACCGTTAGCTCCCTTAAAAGGATATAAATAATCCGCAGCGGAACCACTTAAAGTTAAACCTGTTCCAGCTTTATAAACCTTACCGCTAAGGATATTAATTATCTCCATGCTACCGTCAGTGATGTTTATTGAATACTTCTCTTCAACAGCACCAGCTAAGCCTCTATCATATGCATAAGAATACATATCTTGAGTGTATGTAATATTAGAACTAAGAGATAGTTTCTGTGTTGGATTTCTTTTAAGTAAACCTCTATCAAGAGTAGGATAAGCATTAACCATCTCTTCGACTTGAGTATTTAATCTTTGTTCAGCAGACTGTTGATTTACTCCACCGAATAAGCCATCGAACTGGTTTGATATTAAAGCCATTGTTAGCTCATTACCAAGTTGTCTTGACCATATGCAGATGTTAACATATTGTATCTTCCAGTATTGCCTTCACTTCTTCTTGCTATTAAATAAGCATCTTCTTCATCACTCTGTGAGTAACCATAAACATTAACATCCATAACTGTTCTAGCTTGAAACTTTCTAGCCGCTCTAATTGTAATGAAGTTTCTAAGAGGGTGTGTTAATGTATTAAAGTCTAAATCCCAAGTAACATCCATCTCTTGTGGTTCTTCAAATATAGCAGTCTGGTCTTTCTTACTATACAGTTCCCAGTTTCTCATAATGATATCTCCATCAGTAGATGATACATCAAGAACGTTTGCTGGTATAGTTATATGACCATTACTATCTTGAGGAAAAGAATAAGCTGAATCTTTATTTATGTCCCATCCTTCAGATAGAACTTCCTTCTTTGTCTCTATAAGTACACTTGCAGCTAATTGAGCTTCTAGTATCTCAGCAAGTTCTACATCCGTAGATATAGGTAGTTCATTAATCATCTGGAGCATAACATTCACTGATGCAATGAAGAATTTACTTGAGTCATATTGTGGGTCTAAAATAGCCATTGGATAATCCTTGTTTTAAACTTTAGTGTCCCCACCGAGAGGAGGCTGGATGGGGACTAAAAATCTAAATGCTTAGGGGGTTCCTAAACATTCTTGATAGATACTGAACACTGAGGGCGAAGAGCACCGACACCATTTGAGAAGTAAGCATTAATAAGCTTAGCATCAAGGAAGTCTGCTTGAGTATTGATATCAACTTTAATGTCCCATAGTTTAACCATTGCTGCTGCTTCAGAAGTAAATGCTAATGCAACAAGTCCTGCTGTTGCTGGTAGGTTGTTTGAAGTAAATACTGTAGCTCCACCAACCATCTTAACATCACCGATGTCTAAACCACCATTGTTGCTAGTGTAATCAGAAGATACAATAGTAAGTGCTTGTGGTAAATACTGAAAGTTAGTTGGACTCATACCAACATAAACTTCATCAACAACATCATTAGTTTCCATTGCTGCTACTGCTGAATAGATAGACTCAATAAGTTCTTTACCAAGTAGCTCTGCTGTTGCTGCTGCTGCTGCACCACCAGCTAGTGCTGTGTTTGTTACAACCGTACCATTACCATTTGAAACAAGACCAGTTGCTAAAGAAGAAGCTTCTATTGCTGCTGAACATTTACGGTCAATAGCATTAGCTAATCTCTTACCTAATTGACGAACACTCATTGCAAGAGTATCATAACGAGCTACTGCTTGTTCAAACTTATCAATTCTACGAGACTCATATTGAGGTCTGTCAAGAGCGATAGTAATCTCATCTTGTGTTCCGTTATTAACATTAACTTGTGTACCAGTTGGGTATGTAGCTAATGCACCATTAGTAGTATCTTCTTTACCTTCAACTATAAATGAACCAGCAGAAGCCCCACCAGCTAATGTATCAGTACGAATCAAATCCGCAAAACGAGTTTGTCTTTCTTTTGCTTCTAAAACGTCTAAAGTTACGTCTCTTTTTAAATCTGCTGCTGAGTCAGTTCCGACATTCGGAGTAGTTGCACCTGTGTAAGCCATAGTTTGTCCTTTGCTCTTTCGAGTCTTTGTTATAATTTTTAGATTAGTCAGTTTAAACCAAGTCGCAAAATCAAAAGGACAAACCCTCTACCAAGTGGTAGTTCAGGAATGTTTTTAGAAGATGTTTTAATGTTAGGTTGTTATCCCAACATAATCATGTAAAAGAAGTATATCATAGAATTATCAGTTTCTCCAAATATCTTCTGGAGTTATTGCTAATCTTGCTCTATATTTTGCCTTATCTGCAGCACTAGCCTTCCTAGAATCTGCAAATTTCTTATCTCTAAGAAGCTCTGCTTTATTTCCATATCTCTGAATAGTTGCTGGTGCTGGATTACCTCTAACCCTATCAACTGGTGTACTGTCAACATTTCCTGAATCTCTCTCATACATGGTTTGAAGTCCAACCATTAGTGCTTCGGAGTTGTTAGCATCTTGAATGCTATGGTTAAAAGCTCTTTTTTGGTCATCACTCATATTTACTTTATGATAATCCATAATAATGTCATAGTTTTCTTTACCACCAACATATGATGCATTCTTATCTAGCCCTTCCTTTAACTCATAGGCACCTAATTTAATCTCTTGTTCTGTCATCCCAACTTCAGTTAATGCTTCTTGCATCTCTTGAGTAATAACCATTCCATTAGCCAAGTAGTCTGGAACCATAGCATTAATAGTATCAAGCTTTAGCTGTTGAGCTTTTACTTCAATCGAAACATTCTCTATGTCAGCATCATCAGCTTTGTTCTTATCAGCTACTTCTCTATTTAAAGCAGAGTGTTTATCTTCCATAGACTTAATGTAATCAGCCATCTCTTTAGGATTAGACCATCTACCATCAAACTTACCATCTTTAATATCTGCTTCATCAAATGAGAATGTAGTTTGGTTATCTACATCACTAGGCAAACCAGATGGTTCTACTATAGGCTCAACAACTGGTTCTACTGGTGTAATTATTTCTTCTGCCATAATTTATATCCTCCTATATAATCCTTCCTCTAGAAGCGAAAGAAGTCCTGCTTGTAATTAATTGTTGGTTGTCTATCTCTTAATTCAGATTTAGCTAAAGCCCAAGTTAATTGTTTTAACTCTTCTTCATTCATTTGCCACTTCTCTAAAAACATACTAGGCTTCCAACCAGATGTAATCTTAGCTCTTAGGTCTTCAATAGTTGCATCAACTTTAACACCAATTTCTCCACCCATAGATGTTCTACCTTGAGATAAGGAATACTCTTCATACTCTTCTGCTGTTCTAGTAGTCATAGTTCCAACATTGGCAACTACAGCTTTAACCACTTCTGGTTTACTAGCCTTAACAATCTTTGCTACTGCTTGATATGTTAATGGTTCTTCTTCAGTTCCAAGTTCCTCTGCAATTTCTTTGTTGGAGAAACCTTCTGCATTCATCTCTATAATCTTTTCTACATTTGGCATATTAGCCTCCTTAAATATGAGTCATAGACTCTATGCTACCCACCGAAGTGAGTAGTTAGAATTTACTTCCTAACCTTTCTTCTTTGTGGTACTTTTCCTTCAGTAAGCTTAAACTCTTTTACTGGTTTCTTTTTTTCAGCCATAATTATTGTCCTCCCGCTTGTTGTTTACCTTGACCAGTGAGTGCTTCTCCAGCACCTTTACCAGCAGCTTTAGATAACTCTTCTGAAGCAACTTGGTCAGACTGTTGCTTTGCAGCAGCAGCTTGTTCTTGTTGAACTTCTCCAGATGTCTTTAATAACCCAACAGTATTAATGCCATCAAATGCAGCATACCTCTGAATAACCTCAGACTCTTTAATCCAATGATTAAGTTGTAGTTGAGTAATTCTTTGCATGAAAGCATCTTGCTTCTGTGCTTCTTGAGAACGACCAAGAGAGTCTAGTCCAGTTAGTACCGATACATCAACAGCTTCAAACTTAATCTTCAGCTCATCCATAACTTTAAGTACAATCCACTTAGACCACTTGAGTGCCATCTTAGAATATACACCAGCCAATGTAGAAGCTTCTAGTTGTTGAGCCATAACTCTAATCTCTTCAGCTGTAACTCTCTCAGCATCTCTTTGAACCGAACCAGTGTCTAAGAAGTTAGCCATAAGCTCTTTCTTTAATACTGCTTCCCTCTCGTTAGATACTTGAAAGTCAAAACTCTTATTCAACTGAAATGCTGTTACATCTTCTGCTGAACCATCAATGACTCCACCATTAACTGCTTTAACTAAGTCAGCCTTTCTAGTTCGTCCACCTCTTTGATTAACCATTACAACTGTCTTTGCAGCGATAACAGAACCTTCAGTATTTAACTTAGACAACTTATCTACTTGTTCCATGTCTGGATAGTAGTCTTCAGCAAATGGTCTATGGTATGCATCGCCTTGTAACCAGTTCCACCCAAAGTATCGAAACGGTAGTTTATCATAATCTGCAAAGGTTTGTTCTTTGCCTACTGTTTCTCCATCAATATCTTGTTTCATTACCCACTTGTTAGTATCTTTATCCAAAGCCAATAGTGTATACAAATCATATTCTTCCTTTATATCTTTAGGGACTATACCTTCTGGTAACATCTTGAGCTTCTCAACTATACACATAGCTAATGGCTCTCCTTGAGAATCTAAATTAACCACGAATGACCGTAGTGGAAATATTGTAATACCTTTTCTTTCATTCTTCTCTATGATTACTGAGCCAGCAACTATCTGCTGTAGTAACATATCAAACAAAGAACTTCTAATCTGTTGGTTTTCTATCTCTGAGTTAATAGCATCAGTGTTAAGTGACAATTGTTGTCTTACTTGTTCGACTGCTGCTTCATTACCCTGAAACAATTCAACCATAGCTTGAGCATCTGGCTTTAATCTAAAACTTGATGTAGCTGGTGGAAGTAAAGCCATGCCCATCTTAGCTTTCAAATTATTTACTTGTCTACCATTGAATGATTGAGAAACAGACTTGAATAAATCTGAACCTCCATCAGAACCTTCTGCTCTGAAAACATATGGTAATGATATTTCACTGATTGCTTGTGCTCTATCTTCATATGGTTTTCTATCACTTAGGTTTGATGTATAAAAAGCACTAGGTACTGTTGTCTTTATGTCTAGCATTAGTCTTTCTCCTCATCTGTTGGATAACCATTTTCATGTATCTCTTTAATCTGGTCTAACAAAGCTATCTGTCCAACCAATATCATCCTATCATCATCTTTCATAATTAAATCTGAAGGTTTCAATGTTAACTGCTCCTCTAGGAACTTGATAAGCTCTTCCATTATACAGTAAATCCTAGTCCAGAGCGACCAGAACCACCACCCAATGCAGAACTCTTCGGAACTAAGAAGTCACTAGTAGACCCAGCATCTTCATCAGCTTTATCTGTACCAAACTTAGTCTCTGCTAAACCTTCCTCGTCTGGTCTAGTTTCTCTAGCAATTCTATCTGCTTCAGCTTGTTGTCTATCTGCTTCAGTTTTTCTACGACTTCTATCTTGGTCGGATAATTGCTTTTGCACATCTGTTTGATATGCTGCTGACCCAGCTCCTATTGCTGCCGCTGCCAATATTGCCACTGTTGTTCCTACTGCCATTCCCTACTCCTAGTTGAAAGATATGTAACTTATGTCTTTTTCTTGATGTATAACTTTGATATTATACCGACTAAATGCTGATACTAAATATTCTGAGTTACCATTAAACATTGTAAGTATTGTGTCTCCGCTTTTTATGAGTTTTACTATCCTCTTCAGTACCCATAGACTTGCAGTCTCTTTTGTTCCAGCCAACAGTATCCATGACTGATGCTCTTCGTTCCATATTGGACAATAGAAGCTATCACCATTGACTTCTACATTATTATAAACAAGCTCATTTCTTATCTCTTCGATACTTTCTGATACTGTGTAAGTCTCCTTATAATATTCCAGTATGCTGTCAAGATTAGCTATAATTTGTTTTTTCATTTCAAAAGTATATCATAAAAGGAAATAAATTGGAACATATGCAATATTTACTACCATACAACAGTGAACTCAAAACACCATACAGAGCTAAACAGCCGCTACAAGATAAAGTAGCTTACATCTTCAACCATCCTACTGTTCCTAGACCACAGAGAAACCTATTTAAAGACATATCAACCAAAGGTTCTAAAGGTTTAATCAATGATATGAGCACAGTTGCCATAGGTGTAACCATCTATTACATGGAGAACCCTCAACAGTTCGGTCATGCATTCGAGAATATACACTTTGCAATCATTAGAAGAATGTGGTTAAAGATGTTTCATCATATCCATATGCAACAAGACACCAGAACTAAAGAAGAGGAGTGGAAGTATCTAGGAATAACTCTAAAGATGTTAGCTGTGAACAATGGTTTGTTAGACGAGTTGATAAGAGTTGTTACTGAAGAGGATTACTATAAGACTTCTGATGATGTTCCAAGGAAAAGAAAAAAACGGATAAGTAGCGGAGTAAAACACTTTGAATATTTATGTAGTTTGGAGTAAGGAAACTTTAAGGAGTTTGATTTAGCTTGGCAAAATTGATTGTGGGTATCTAGCGAAATGGTCGATTTCATATTTACCCCATAGCCCTTCTCAAAACAACTTTCTCACAAATAAAATCTATCGAAATTCACAAATAAATAAATAATTATTCTGAGTTCTAGTCAATGGATTATATTTATAGATGAAACAAACAGAGTGAGTTGGATAAATTGTAAGTTAGATTCATAAAAATGTATGAACGAATACTTACCACACCACAACACATTACACACACATGACTATAAACAAAAACCCTTTGATTAACATAACATTTATTCTACTAACTAACTTACATACTCTCTATCACTCTCTATCTACCATGCTCTATCAAATTTAGCAATTCTTTTATAATTCATTATATATTAAGCTTAGATTAAGCTAATGTGTTCTATACTCTTCTTATCGGTTCACAGAGGTTCTTCCTACTTCTTTGATACTCTTTAATTACTCTATACTAAACAAAGGATTTATATCATGTCAAACTTTAACTATAACGCAGCAAACGAAAAATTAGTTGCTTTAGATGAAACAATATTGTCCACTAAGACTTCAAAAAATAATGGTATTAAAACTTGTATCGTTGAAATAGAGTCTAAGCTTACTGAACTTAATGCTAAGGGATTAAAAGGTCGTAAAGCTAAAACAAGTGCTAAGAAGTCAATTCTATCAGATATAACTGGTGCGACTGATAAGAGCATGAATAGAGCTTATACAATAGCATTTAACATTGTCTTCAGAGATATTAGAATAGCAACTGATAGATTAACTGTAGCACAAGTAGAAAACTTATCTAAGCATGGAACAGTAAACGAAATTAATGACATGTTTGAACTAGATGAAGAAGTATATTGTTCAGCAGTTACAAGCTATTTAAAGTCACTTAAAACTCGTGAAGTAATTACTAAAACATACGAAAAGAAATCAAATCAAAGATAAGGATTAATTTCCTTATTCTTAATATACATTATTAAGCACTATAAGTTTTAGTGTTTATAGTTTATATTCAAAGTGAAACAAGTTCAAACTTCATACTGATAATGTAAGATGAAGTAAGACAAGTGATAACATACTGAAAATGTAAGGTGTTGTTTTAATAACTAAGATTTACTATATAGAGCCAAAAAATTGACTTACTAAATAATAAAATAACTAGAATAGTTGAGAGCGACTATTTAACGCTTATTTGAATTGAATAAACTACACTATACCACGAGATATTTAGTGTAACTGTATAAGTCAGTAATAATATAACTTAGTACCATAGTGACAGTATGGGAACACTTATGTTTGTATGTGTATCTTTAGAGGTACAAATTAAAACATAAAGAGGTAATACAATGAGTAAGCCAATACCAATTACAGACCAGCATACTTTAGTACAAGAACTTATAAGCTTGAGTTCTTCACTTAATACTGGAAAAGATGGGAATGCTTTAGGTGGAGTAGCACATTCCTTAGAACACCTGCAAAATATCATTAATACTGTAGTAAACAGTAGAATTACAATAAAAAAAATTAAAGGATAAACAAAATGAGTATTAAACAAGAGCTGGAAGTTATAAACTTTCATATGGCAAAATGGGCAAAGATGGAGTGGAATAAAACTACTAAAATGGTAATCAATTCCTTAATGACTAAAAGAAAAAAAATAATAGTGGGGATAAAGTAATGCTGGTAGAAACGAAATATAATCCAGGAGAAACAGTTTTTATATTAGACCAAGGATGTATAAGTGAAATAGAGATATTTAGTGTTGAGATTGAGATTTCTTACTATGGTGAAATGTCTGTTAAATATAAGTACATAAGAGGTAATAATACGAAAAGTAATGAATACGAAAAGAAGTGTTACCGAACCAGACAAGAAGCTGGAGAAGCTTGGATGAAAATTAATGGTTTAGAAGTGGGGATAAAGTAATGAGCCCTACTGAAACGGGAGTTATAATCATGTTATTAGTTGTAATGGTGTTCTTAGGAACTGAATTAATTATGAAGATATGGAGAGGATAAAATGAATTATTTAAAGAAGCTTGGAGCATTTAAAAGTGTAACCAACTATGATGGGAAACCAAATCAGTTTGAACTTAGATTTGAGTCTGGAATAGTATTTCAAAGTTATGATAGTGTTATTGTGATTAAGTTCTTTCATGATGATAAACTACCTAAAAGTATTAGTAACCAAATATTCTTTGGTAAAGACTGGAATTATAGTAGTACTACTTCAAAATATAGAAATAAGTTTTTAAGTAGAGATAGTAAATGGTGTCAAGAACAAGTGACACTTAATAAAATAAAAGTATTGGAGATATAATGAGCTTAACATTAAACTTAGAACCATTAGTAACAGAACAAGTGAACAAGGTTCTTAAAGACATGGGTATAGATAAGAAGATAGATGAAGCACTTGGTGTAGCGGTACAGAAAGCTAGTAAGCATATTACAGTAACCAATGCAACTACAACGGAGAAGATGGGAGTACAACACAAGCAGTTTGAAACCATATTAAAGCTAGTAAGTATAGGCGAGAACTTAATGATAAAGGGAGAAGCTGGTAATGGTAAGAGTTATGTTGTTGAGCAAGTTGCTAAAGCACTTAATATACCGTTTCATAGTATGTCAGTCAGTAACCAAACTACTAAAACGGATTTGCTTGGTTTTGTTGATGCGAATGGTGTTTATCGTTACAATGGTTTTATATCTGCTTTCAGAGATGGTGGTATATTTAACATGGATGAAATAGATGCTGGTAATGCTAATGTGTTAGTAGTTATGAATAGTGCTTTATCTAATGGGTTTATAGAATGTCCTAATGGAGAAATGATATATAGCCATAAAGATTTTAGATTTACTGCTACCGCTAACACAGTTGGTAGAGGTGCTACGAGTAAGTATGTTGGTAGAAACAAACTAGATAGTGCGACTATGGATAGATTTGCTGTACTTAACTATGAGTTAGATGAAGATATAGAACTTATGATGTGTGGTAACGATAAAGAGTTCCACAAAGCTATTAAAGCTATGAGAGTTGAAGCTGATAAGAACTATGAAGACTTTATGATTAGTCAAAGAAGTTCATCAAGATTATATAACCTTATTACAAATGGGTTTAGTATTACAGATGGATTAGAAATAGCTGTTTTTAAAGGTTGTGATGAAGATATAGTGAAGACTTTAACTAAGAAGTTCTGTAACATATATACAATGCCTACTGAGAGTAATTCTAAGGTACCTACAGAGACAAAAGAAGTTGAACCTGAAGAAGTAGTTGAACCTGAGTATGAAGAGCCTAGTAGAGATGATACAGATGAACCAGATGATATGGATTGGTAAAGGATAAATTATGGCAAAGATAAAGAAAACTGATTTAATGTTTAACAATGTATCAGAGTTTGAAAGATACCTTGCTAAAAATAGTAGCAAACCATCTTTTAATAATGTGTTAACTAGAGAGGAGTTTAGGTTCTTTCAAACAGAGGATTGGAAAGGTTTTGAAGACTATATGAGAGATGGTAATGTTGATGTTACTGCTGATTTAAGAAAGAACACTAAGTATTATATAGATTTGTTTGAACAACAAGTTACTGAGAGTTCTGCTTATCAGTTTGATGTAGTTGGAGAGTTCTTCGATATTGGTGCTGTAATGGTAGGAGAACCAGAAGCTTGGATTAAAGAGATAAAGATTGAAGATGATAAGTTTATAACATTAGATATTCAAGGTATTTATAAAGATGGTACAGACTTAGAGATGATTAAGAAGAATGGTTCTAAGGTATTTGCTATTGCGACTGTACTAGAAGAGCAAGGGTTCTTAGTTAAGATTAATATGCACTACTCATCTATGGATAGTGGTGGTAGAAACACTGAGTTTAATTCAACCATTAGAGTTAAAGATTATGATGGTGTGTTAGATTATAAGAAGTTTGGAATACTGTTAGGTGTACCGTTCTTTAGAAGAGGAATACTTAGAGCAATGGAGATAGAATATGGTGTTGGTGTAAATAGTGGCTTTGGTCGTCCTAGCTACTCAGTGGATGGAGAGATTAGATTAGATAGTTCAAGTGACTTAGATAACCTTGAAGCTAAATTAATGAAGGATAAGTAATGGCATTTAAGAAAGGGAATATATATATTATACACAGTGAAACAATGGGTCACTGGTATATGGTAAAGCAAACTGGCATGAAGACTTGGGTAGCCATGAACTTCACTAATATAGACATAGCTAATGATAAGGAGGTATTCAGTGGTAATGGTCAAGCCTTATGGGCTAAACTACAGCCAAGAAATGATTGGAAGAGATACTTTACAAATAAGTTGTTTAGGCAGGGTATGTACGACATACTAAGTTATGGTTACTTTAAATAGCAGGTTTGGTTATTCTACTCATGCACTAGAGAGAGGTTTAGAAAGAGTATTTGAGTTTGAACCTCCTTATTCAACTGAACAGTTAGACCACATGAGAGAGTACCTAAAGAAGTTTGTTACTTGGAATCAATTCACAAGTAAGTTTGTGCTAGATGAATATAATATAGAACTTGTTATAGTTGGCAATTCAGTAGTTACACTGATAGTTGTTGAGGATAAAGGTATTCCTTACAAGAAGGTAGGAGAGTTTATGAAAGCTAATCCTAAAAAGACATTAAGAATGGGGAAGACTAGAAATGGTAAGAGCAGATACAAAAGTAAATCACACGATTGATGAGATGATTCGTATTCATTTACGATTAGCAGTAGAGATAGCGGAGATAGACTTAGAGCTATGTAGAATAAAATATGGAGAAAGAAAATGATTGATTTTATGCATCAAGTGATGGGTGGTGGTATTGGTGGTGTTAATTGTGGTGGTAGAGAAAATGATGTTGTAATAGGCAGAGCACAAGACCTAGCCATAATGGAAGCCAAGGTGTATCAATATCTAACATATTCAGCAGACAGAGCACAAGAGTATGCTAAACAAGGTATGTTAACCATGATAGGAACCGTTAAATACGATAAGAATGGTAGAAAGTATACTCACCGTAAATACAAAGTTACACCGTTGGGGTTTGCTACATATAGTGGTAAATCTTGTTTAGACCAAAAAAAAGGAGAATAAATGGAAGAATTAGCGATTAAATTAGAGGCTAAGTATGGCTTAGTTATGACAAGAAAAGAAGTAATGGAAGCAATGAAGGTTTCTAACTCTACTGTAAAGAGATTTGAAGATAGAGGTTGGATAGTAAGAGTACCAAACCAAGGGAAGATAATCAGATTTAGCTGTGAGAATGTAGCTAAACTAATGATAGGAGAAGGTTGTGAATGTTGATGATTTATGGAAGAACATATTTAGTTATTCCGATTATGAGAAAGGTGGTCAGTATTCAGCAAGTGATATAGTTGGAGATTTGTTAGCTGTAAAGCTAAGAAAAGATAATCCTGATATACATGATATGAAGTATGAAGATAAGATAAGTGCTTTTATTGGTTCAGCCATACATCAAAGAGCAGAAGATTGGTTAGAGAAAGAAAATGCTTTTGGAGAAACCAACTATGAAGCAGAAGTAAAACTGAAGTTCAAGAATATAAGTGGAACAGCAGACCTTAGAATAGATGGAACCATTATACTTGACTATAAGACTGGAAAAGAAACTTCTATACAGTCAAAGATACGAGAGATAAATAACAAGAAAGATAGTTCATGGCAAAAACAGATTAGTATATATACTTATTTGAACCATAAACAAAACAAAGTAGAGTATGGAACCATAGGTTATATCGCTTGGTTGTGTACGGACTCACAGAAGCACGGAATACTTGAAGTTGAACTCTTACCTATCCAAGAGGTAGTTAAGCTCCTGAAGGACTTCCTAGTAGCCATAGAAGGCGATGTTAATGAAATGGAGAAGTGTAACCTTTGTGTTAAGTTCAAACATAGATGGTGCGGGGTGAGAAGTATCTGTCCTAAATGGAATGCAGATAGAAATTTAAATGATGTAGAGGATTGGTAAAAAAATATAGGTAAGGTAAGGTAAAGGTAAAGGTATAGGTAGAGTATGTAAGTATTCGTTACGAAGTCGTTACGGAAATATACGAAACTATACAATTGCTATATAAGTTATATATAAGAAACATTACAGTAAACTGTGAAACAACTAAAGAAAGGAAGTATATGAAAACAACAACTAAGAAAGGTGTAATGATTAACCTTGATAGTAATGTTATTCAAATTCTCAAGGACTTAGCTGAAAAAAACTCTAGCTCAATGAGCCAAGTGGTAAGAAGGTTGATAATAGATGAACGAGATAGACGAGAAAAAGAGAAATAGAGTATTAAATCTATTTAAGGGAAAAACCAAAGATTGTATCCCGAAGACATACCGTTCATTTTCGGGGATGAGACAAGCTAATGGTAAACGAACCATAAAGCTAATGTTTGGATACGACTCTAGTAAAAATGCAATATATTCTGATGCTGTTGAAATTCAGACATTAGCTATGTTTTTAGAAGTTCAAAGATTGTTAGACTTGAATTTAGATAAAGATATAACTCCTGATGATTTATTCAGTGGTTTAGATGAAAAGGATTTTTAAATGGAGCTTTGTATAGATGATACTGGAGATAAGGCTAAACTAACCATAACCAATGGTTCAAAGACCTTACTACGAAAGAGCGGAACCATTAAGAGTTTATTAAAGCTTGTTTATAGTGGTACTAAGAAAGACAATGTGAAACAGTCCATAATCGAATTACAACCAATGTATAAGTTTATGCAAAAGTCACTCACTAAAATAGATATAAAGGACTGATATGAAAGACCCAAAGGTTATAGCATTATTCTATGAAAGAAAAACATTAGGTAGCTTTGAAATGGCTCTAATGGACTTATACGGTAAAGCAGATGAACAGAACAAGAAAGACTTAGCATTAGGCTTTCCAGAGTATTACTTAGCTTATATGGCTTGGTTTCATAACGATTATAAAAAGGATAAATAATGACTGCAGAAGAATTTAAAAAAGAAACAAGACTCACTAGAGGTAGATTAACTAACTTAGACAAGGAATTAAATCTTATCTACTATGAAGGTATTGAGGAACTTCAACTACTGTGCTACAAGAATAAGCAGATGGGAATAGTTAACATAGCAGAACTTACATACCTTCCAATTAGCGGTCAAGAGCAATGGTATGAATGGTTAAGCGAAAAAGGCTTTAAAGCCACTAAAAATGAAATGGAATTAAAGCTTAGCCTCATTAAAATAAATTCGGATGAAGAAGGAGAATAGTTATGGCTGTTACTGATGAATATAGAGAATTAAAATCACAAGAGAAGGTTGATTTGTTTACAGAGTTGTTTGATTTGAAAGAAGCTAAAGCAAATATAGATAAACGAATTAAAGAGTTAGAGAAAGGTTACAAGGAAGAGATTAGCATTCATGGTTCAGATGTATTCTATATCTTACCTAATGGTACTAAGTTCTCTATTAAGAAGTCTATGAGAAAAGGTGGATACATAACTGATAAGGTTGATAGATTTATTGAAGACAATGGTTATATGATTGAAGACTTTAAGAAAGATGACACACAGATTATGACACTGAGAAAAGACAAATAGATGAGAGTCGATAAGGAAAAGTTAAATCCTCTAGTAAGGGATGTAATGGAATTGGTTTTAAATATTAAACCTGATGTTCCTCAGAACCTAATCCTAATTCTAATCTCTTATGCTTTTGCTGAAGTAAGTTCTAACCTTAGAGCTAAGCTGAAGTTGTATGATGGAACCACTAAACCATTAAACTTCTATGGTTACATATTCGGAGAGTCTGGGGTTGGTAAAGATGTTTCACTGAATGCTTTAAATAGAATATTCATAGATAGCTTTACTGAGAGGATGAAGAAAGGACATGATAAGTATAGACTCAAGTATTGGGAACAGAGAACTATGGAATTGGTTGATGAAGAATGTGAAGATGTTGAAGCTGTAATCAAAGAAGAGATGAGAATGGTTTCTCCTTTCAGCTATAGAATATCAAGCGGTACTGAAGCTGGTATCTCTAAAGCTAGAGTTACAAGTAGTTACTATAAGATTGGAGCCATTAACTTAGTTATTGATGAACTTGGTGTTAACTATCCAAAGCTTAGAGAACTTCTAGGACTTATGTTATCTAGTTATGAAGATGGAGATACTTCAGCAAGAATGTTAAAAACTGAGTCTGTAGTAGCTGTTAAAGGTGTTCCATCTAACTTTCTAGGTTACTCTAGCCCTACACTTATATTTGATGGTGGAGCTACTGAGAAAGCCTTAACAGATGATATGTCACAAGGTTTCGGTAGAAGAAGTTTTTGTGCATATTCAATGAAGCCTGATAAAGAAAAGCTTACAGCCGCAGAGATGGTTGCTAAGAGCAGAACCAAAGCAGATGATAATACAGACAAGATGAAGGAGATGAATAGCTACTTTGGTAAGTTAGCAAACCCTAAGAATATGTATAAAGAAATTATGATGACTGAGGAAGCTGAGATTAGATTAGCTGAGTATCAAATCAAGTGTGATGAAGTTGCAGAAGCTACAGCAAACATATCAGACCCAGAGAGACTTGAGTTAATCAACAGACCTTGGAAAGCTGCTAGATTAGCTGGAGTATATGCTTTTGTGTCTAATGAAGATGATATAGGTATTGACTATATAGAACAAGCTATCTATGTTGCAGAGATTTCAGGACTAGGTTTTCAGAAAGTATTTAATCAACCACCTACTTACGAGAGAGCATTTAACTTTATTAAAGGACGAAGTAAAACTTCTGATGTTGATTTAGCTAAACAACCATGGTTTAAAGGAAACCAAACACAGAAGAGAGAGTTACTATCATTAGCTAGAGCATTTGGCTACGAGAATGATTGTTTGTTTAGAGTTAAAGAAGTTGAAGGTGTTGAGTTCTATTCGTTTGCGGAGGTTCCAAAGACTGATGTAGATAATATTACTGTAAGCATATCTAAACATCAAGCTAAAGGCTTTAAACCAAAGAAGGTACCATTTGAATTGCTACACGAAGCTGTATGTAATCCTGAGTTAATGTATTCAGCTGGTACATTTGAAGGTGGACATAGAACAAAAGGTAACTACAAGCAGAAACAAAATCTTATTATTATTGATATAGATGATGGAATGAAGCTAGAAACCGCTAAGATGATGTTCGCAAATTATAAGTGTCTGATAGCTACAACCAAATCTCATCAAAAAGATAAGAATGGTTTAACTTGTGACAGATTTAGAATTGTATTCATAACAGATAGAACCATTAAGTTAGAGTCAGAAATGTACTCAAGATTTATGGCTAATGTTTATGACAGTCTTGGAGTTCCAGCAGATGAAAGCTGTAAAGACTCAAGCAGAATGTACTACGGTGCTAAAGGAGAGTATTGGTACTCAGATGGAGAGAAGCTATTTGAAATCAGTGACTTAATTCCTGAAACTACAAAGGAGAAAGAAAGAAAGACAATGTTAACTAGCAGTGGTGTTGGTTCAACAACTGGATTAGAAAGAGTATTGTTAGAAGATGCTATGAAAGGTAATCGAAACCATACAATACTGAAATATGGAATGTTCCTGATAACTAATGGTTACTCTATCGGAGACTCAAGACGAAAAGTTTTAGAGTTCAATGATAAATTACCTGAGAGTTTAACTGAGAAAGAAATCAGAGGAACTATATTTAAAACAATGGAGAAGAAAAATGACTCAACAAGAAGCTAAAGATTTAATCAGCAATCAAAAAGAACAACTAGAAGAGATGAATGAGTTACTTAGAGATAAGAACTTAGAGCTAATAGAAAGACCTACTAGAACTATGATAGAAGTAGTTGAAGTAATTATCACTAACTCAGAGATGGGTGGAGAGAACTTAGGTGGATTATTTGAAGCCTTAGCAATCTGTCAAGGAGAGTTTAGTTCTGTAAAGAAAGGTTCTAGTGCTCATGGATACAACTATGCAGATATTGAAGCAGTATTAAAAGCTGTTACTCCAATCACTTCAAAGAATGGTATTAGTATCGTTCAGATGAATGTATCTAAGATGCAAGGTAAAACTCCTCTTGTTGGTGTTAAGACTATCCTTGGTCATAAAGATGGTGGTTGGATGAGTTCAGAGGTGTATATTCCAGTAGCCAAAACTAAGATGAATACCTTAGTACAGATGGCTGGAGTTACGATTACTTATCTTAGAAGATATGGAATACAATCAGCACTTGGTTTAAGTACAACTGATAACGATGGTAAAGACGACTAGAAAATAGTTTAACAACACAAGATGTCGCTTGAAAGGAACAAATAAAAAGAGAATATTATGGCTGAAAAAATGAATGAAACAAATGGTAAAGTAGAAGAAACTGAAACAACAATGTCAAGTGCTTGGTTAGATGATGAAGATGATATAGTTGAAGAAGATGAAACAGTATTTGGTGGTAGTGAGTCAAACTTCATAGAAGGTTATGGAGTACATACAGTAAAGATTACTATGGCTAAGAGAATTACTTTTCCATCATCTAAAGTAGAGTTTATTGAGATAGACTTCATGGATAAAGAAAGTAAGACTCACAGAGAGAAGTTTATGGTTCGTGGTAGAGACGGTAAATCATTCTTTATGAAAGGTAAAGTAAAGACTCAACACTTTGGTGTAAACAAGATTAAGTCTCTATTGAAAGTTGCTAATGTATTCCCTGATGTTGAACCTAAGAAGTTAATGGCTTCATTATATGGGAACACTGAAGAAGCTGAAGTTACTTGGACTGAGTATGGTAACGAAAAGACTGAAGAGTTCTTAGTATTCTTATCTCTTATTGATGTGAAGGTTAAAGTTTGTCTTACTTCTAAGAAAGAAAACACTCAGAAAGCTCAAGAACAAGATGACAAGAAAGATAAGAAGTATGTAGAAGCTTGTATGAAGGCTACCAAGGCATATGTTAAGGCTAATCCGAAGAAGAAGTCACTGAAGAAGTTTGATGACGATGAAGCGGCTTATGTGAATGTATATAGATGGTTTGTTGTTTCTAGTGTTACTCATTTTTGTTCTCTTAATGGTTTGTTTGCTTCAGAAATTGAAAGTGGAGAAGGTAAGCTAATGGATAAGTTTATCGCTGGTAACGATGAAGGAATTATCTTTGATGGTAGAACACTTATTCCTGAAGACCTAGATGAAGCCAAGTTAGCAAGACTTGGTATTAATGAGTATGGTAAGCAAGTTGAACCTGAAGACTCAGATGATGATGAAGCATTTGAAGAACCTGAAGCTGATGAAGATGACAGCGAAGATGAAGAATGGTAAGCCAGTAGTATTTCTCTATAATGGAGTGATACCTAAAAGTGGTAAAGCTATAATTGAGTTCGGTGGTATTAAATTATGCCATCGCTCAATAAGAGCAGACAAATCAGACCTATTGGTTCATGTAGATACAAAGATTATTGTTAGGTCTTATCCTATTAAAACAGATAGAGGTATTGTGCTTGATGATATAGCCAACAACATAGATAAACTAAAGCACTTCATAGAAGCTCCTGAAGCTTATTTATTGGAAGAACGAGTAAAGTTATCAAAGAAAGAAGAAGATGTCTCTAACACCCCTAGCAATGCTGATAAGAAGCCATCATATTCAAGAGCTGGAAACTATGCTCACTTAAATGATGATAACCCTAGTTGTGTTACTGGATGTGGTAGAAAAGAGAAGAAAAGATTTAATGTTGGAGAAGCTAAATGGTAAATTGGGTATGTAATGGCAAAGAAATGTTATCTCACGATGACTTTACAGATGATGTAGTTGGTTTTATATATTTGATAACTTACACTAACGGACAACAATACATAGGTAAGAAACTTATTAGAAGTATAGTGAAACTGAAACCAACGAAAGAACAGTTGGCTATTAGAAAGAACTACTCAAGAAAGGAGATGAGAAATAAACCATTCGTTAATTATGTTGGTTCTCACAAGACTGATAAGTACATGGAAATACAAAGTAGAGAAATGATTGAGATATGTTCAGACAAGATTAACCTTACATATTGTGAGATTAAATGGATGATGAAATATGATGTTTTAAATAATGACAAATATCTTAATGGGAATATTGCTGGAAAGTTTTTCCAAGGCAAAATAAAGAGAGGTATATAATGCTAACACTAGAGATTTATGAAGAGTTAACAATTCAATGGTCAGAAGATAGAGGTATCATACAGAACTCTACTGATGTGTCACAAACATTAAAGCTAATGAGTGAAGCTGGAGAGCTTTGTGATAACATAAACAAGGGTAGAGATGTAAAAGATGATATAGGAGACTGTTTAGTATGTCTTACTAACATAGCTGCTATAAGAGGACTTACATTAGCTGAATGTTGGGATGTAGCATATGATGACATTAAAGATAGAAAAGGTCACATGAATAGCAATGGTGTATTTATTAAAGAAGGAGATGTAGGATGAGTTTAGGAGATGATTTTAAACAGAGATGTCATAAGCAGATGCAGAAAGAAGTAAGTTACAATGCTAAGAAGAAGAAAGAGTATAAAGCTGCAAAGAAAAAAGAACAAGAGTTAACTAATGAACACTCTTGATAAATGCTTAGATGCAATAGAAGCTAGACAGCTAGAGAATATGGTTCATCCTCTTCTTAATCCAGACTCTAAACACTACAGTATGGTTGATGGAATTGAAGCCATTAGCAGAATGGAAGATATGTATTCTAAACATGAGTTGCAGATATGGGCTAAGATAACTGCTATGAAGTATAGACTTAGAATTGGGAACAAAGATGATGCTCACAAGGAAGTGAATAAGATAAAGACATATGAGGCTTACTATGAATACTTAGAAGCTCAATTAAAAGGAAATATACAATGGGAAAAATAGTAATTAAATTTAACAAGAAAAACAAAGCAGAGTTCGATATTGAAACAGATAATGATTCACAAGCTTTTACAGCACTATTAGGATTAGAAGCCTTTATAGCTGCTAAGAGTGACTTGCCAGTGTCAGAGATAAGAAGTATTATGGATGAGATGAAGCAAGACTTAGAAGTAAAGGATAAATAATATGCTTCCTATAGAAACAAAGAACCCTATGTTCGGATTGTATTTATATCCTACTGCTAAAGAAATCATGGAGAGACAACAAGACATAGGTTGGTTTGCTCAAGAGATTAAAGTAGAGAAAGATATACAAGATTATAAAGTGAACATGGATACTCAGTCATATGAGCTAGTCCTTGTTACACTACAGTTGTTTGTAGAGATAGAACAGAATGTAGGAGACATTTGGACTAAGATAGAGAGTTGGTTTCCTCACTCAGAGATAGAAGGTGCTTGTAGTGTTATAGCTTCAATGGAAAAGTCAGTTCATGCTTTCTTTTATCAGAAGATGTCAGATGTATTGAATGTTAATCCTGAAGACACACTCAATGCTCAGAGTACAGTTGTAGCACTTAGAGATAAGTTAGAGTTTCTTAACAATATTCTAAATAATGCTTCAAACAACAAACCATTAACACTAGCAACAGTAGCTATGATTGAACAAGTCCTTCTGTTTAGCAACTTTGCTATGCTTAAATCGTTTCAAGCCAATGGTAACAACTTAATACCTAATACTATTTCTGGTGTTGATTATGTGGTTAATGATGAAGTTCTTCATGGAGAGTTTGCTTCTTATCTATTTAATACTTATGTTGATGAGCAAGGAAGTCATGCTAGTCCACAGCTAAGAAGCGATATTCATATGGTTGCACATCAAATTATACAACATGAAGATGCAGTAATAGACCATTTGTTTTTAACTAAAGACAGATATATAAACGGTGTTAACAGTAACCAGCTGAAGAGTTTCATTAGACATAGAGTTAATTATGTTTTCAACTCAATCGGTATGGAAGACAAGTATCAAGTTGAAGATGAGACAATCGCTAAGTGGTTTTATAAAGGTGCTAATGCTATTAAGATGCATGACTTCTTCGTTAAGGGAACCAACTCATATAGCAGAACATGGAGTGAAGACTCTTTTACAAGATTAGGGGTAGCAAAATGATAGACACAAAGTATGAAGAATATAGTAATGAGAGAAAAAGATTACAGTCAATAGGAGAAGCTCCTGAATGGTTGTCAACAGCTGGTTATCAACTGTTAATGGATAAGAACTATCTGAAACAATGGGAAACTCCTAGAGGTTCTTATGAAAGATTAGCAACTAGAGCTGCTGAGTTGACATCTAAGAATGTAGACCCTAATGAGTTTGGCTATGAGACTTGGTACGAAGCCTTCTATGCTGTACTGTGGAATGGTTGGCTAAGTCCTTCTACTCCAGTGCTAACTAATTTAGGAACAGATAAAGGTCATCCAGTATCTTGTAGTGGTTCTTATCCTGAAGATTCTATCAGAGGTTTCTATGAAACAAGAATGGAACTAGCTCAACTTACTCAGAGAGGTTATGGCACTTCAGTTGTACTAGACCATATCAGACATAGAGGTGCTCCAATATCTAAAGGTGGTAAAGCTTCTGGAGTTACTCAACTACTTAAAGGTGTAGTTAGAGATATGCAAGAAGTATCTCAAGGTAGTTCTCGAAGAGGTTCTTGTGGTCAGTACTTAGATGTTATGCACCCTGACTTCGATGAAGTATGTGAACAGCTCTTAGCTGACGATGAAGGGCTAAACATTGGTTGGACTATGACTGATGCCTACAAAGAGTTATTTAGCTCTAACCCTGAGAGAGCAGATAACATTTGGAGAAAGACACTCAAGACCAAGATGGTTAAAGGTAAAGGTTACTTCTGGTTTAAAGATAAAGTTAATCGTCATAGACCACAGATGTATCAAGACAAAGGTTTGCTTGTTCACAATAGTAACTTATGTGCAGAGATTAATCTATTCAATGATAAAGACCATACATTCACTTGTGTTCTATCTAGTGTTAATGTTTCTAAGTATGATGAATGGAAAGATACTAAGCTACTACAAATATCAGCAATCTTTTTAGATGCAGTTATATCTGATATGTTAGAGAAGGCTAAGACTGAAGTAGGTTTTGAGAAGGTAATTGCTTTTACTGAGAAATCAAGAGCTATTGGTTTAGGTGTACTTGGTGTATCTACTTACTATCAAAAGAATAGTTGGGTATTTGGAGGTTTACAATCAAGAATGTTTAACACTAAGTTCTTTAAAGAGATGCAATCTGAAACACTATTAGCTTCTCAATATATGGCTAAAGCTGTTGGAGAACCTGAATGGTTAGAAGGCTACGGAGAAAGATGGTCACACAGAACTGCTTTACCTCCAACAATGTCAACATCAATACTTCAAGGTGGTGTTAGTCTTGGAATAGAACCAGTGTTTGCTAATGTATATGTTCACGATACTGCTGGTGGTGCTGTATATAGAGTTAATCCTCCATTCCTACAGTTGATGAAGAACCGTGCTCAATACAGTGAAGAGACTATGACTAGAATAGCAACCAACAATGGTTCAGTTCAAGATGAAATATGGTTAACTACTGAAGAGAAGGCTGTGTTTAGAACAGCATTTGAAATTAGACAAGATGATATACTTGAGATGGCTTCAGCTAGGCAACCATTCTTATGTCAAGGTCAATCAGTAAACCTATTTTTTGATAACTCAACTACTGAACAAGAGATTTCAAGAGTACATAACATAGCATTTGAAGATGAATACATCTTTAGTTTATATTACATTCGTAGTCTTAATGGTGTTTCAAAACACAAAGTAACTGAATGTTCAGTTTGTGAAGGATAGCAAGTGAAAGCAACTTTATTAATGTCAACAGAACAAAGTCTTATTGGAGAGTGTGCAAAGATTTGCTATGCTTCAAAAGCATTAGGAGATGATGGGAAGGATATAACTTCTTCCATCGTTCATAGTCATGGTCATTTAGCTAGTCTTCGCTTCGCTTATGCAACCATATACTTGGAAGGTATCTCGGTAGCTTGTCAAAATCAGATGGTTAGAAGCAAACACCTAGATTTCATGGTTCAATCTAAAAGATATGTTAATCCAGACAAAGGAGAGTTTAAATTCATTATGCCAGAAGGGTTGACAAAGGCTCAGGAATATTTTATGGCATCAAAATGGGAGCAAGACCTTCGTGACTATGAAGCACTACTTGATAGTGGTATGAAAAAAGAAGATGCTAGAGCTATACTACCAGCTAATACATCAACTAAGATGAATGTCACTGGTAACTTACAAGCTTGGTGGAGTTTCTTTGAACTAAGATTAAACTCTCATGCTCAAAGGGAAATAAGAAATGTAGCCATAGATGTATATGGTCTACTGAGAAAAGCTTATCCTTTAGTTTTCACAGAAGAACTATTTGTAAAACTTAGTTAGAAATTATCTCCATAGTTGTTGGACACTCTTTGTGTCTGACCAAATACATTCAGAGTAAACTGTAAGTTGTCCTCAGCTTCTTGCTCTTTGAATGAAGCCATTCCAAATTCCTCGTCATCAGACATATGTTCAATCATATAAATAACCCCATTTGCAAGACTATCAATTCTATCATCCGCTCTAAGAGACTCTCGTTCTTTAGTTATCTTACTCCACTGGTATGTAAAGCTATTAACAACAGAACCATTCTTGTCTTTATCTAATGTATCTTTATCAACAATCAACCTATGCTGATTAGCTAATGGTTCAAGAGCTTCAATAATACGAACTTCTTTCTGTCCTCTAACATTCACTTCTACAAGCTTTGTCTTTGGACTTATCATTCTTAAATGAGGTTCTAGCATCTTAGTGAACATTCCTCCACCCCAGTTTTCCTCAATCAATAACTCATCAATCTCATAATCCTTACATAGTGTGGCTATGTTAATCATGTTCTCGTCTTCGTAACCACCTTGTAAGCCAGTAATCTTCTTCAAGAATAGTCTAGTGTTTAGAGAGAATATCAAACTGATACCCATCTCATCTTTACCTTTACCAGATGGGTCAAGTGATAACAACTTCATTTCATATGGTGCAACTTCAGGAGCTACGAAAGATGGACTATAAAGTTTATCTGCTTTGAAACCATTATGTTTAATATATAGGTTATTCTCAGGCATAGAAGAGTGAGATATTTTAAGTGGAGCAACATCATTATCTACATCCATAACAATCAAGTCACTAAGCTTGAGAGGAAATCTTAAATCATCAGCATCAGATACATCAAGCTGGTACTGAAGTTTGTACTTAGACTTACCAATACGAACCTTCTTAGACATAAGGAACTCTTTGTTTAATCGTTCATCAACAGCAAGCCCTATTAAGCCCTCTGCAATCATATCTTGGACAAAAGGTGCTAACCCTCCAAAGTAGTTTGCATCGTCTTCAGGAACCTCTGCTGGTATAAAGAATGGTACAACTCCTCTATCAATCCAATCAACATACATAGAACTCATAGAGTGTGGAGTACAACAAGTAATAGACTCATCTT